TCCCCCTCAACCTCGCGAGGTTGAAGTTGCCCTAGGTTTCCTAGGGCGTGGAACATCCCACGCTCCGAGCGTGGGGGTTAGGTTAAGGTTGATAACCTCAAACTGCGTTTTGGTAGCTTTAATTGTAGTCTTAAGACAAGCCAATGCTTCTTCCTTACGAACGTGGACGTCCCAAGATGATGAGAGGAGTGCTAAGCACAAATCCCATCTCTTCTGACGAGTGAGACGTTCCAGCTGACATAAAAGTCGTCGGCGCGGGAGAATATATGGCTTGTCGCTAACAGCCAGGCGAACCGCCTTCAGGTTGCTTCCCTCAGCGGAAAGGAGGGTTCCTCTTGCGTATCGGGCTCGATTGTAGAGTTCGTGCAAGATTTCCTTCCTTTTCCTCCGTTGAGGGGGCTGACGCACGGCACAATGCTTCACATTCCATGCAGCATTTTGCATCCGTTGGCCTTCTATCAAGACTTTATCGGTCGAGATAGTATCGCTCCCTGGTCGCGGTTCGAGAGTTCTGAGTTGAGAGCGCAGATGGGTAATTTCGTCATCGTCACTATTTCTAGTGGCTCGACGGGTCAAAGATAATGGCCCGTATCTGATGTACGAGATGACCGTCTCCACGGTTGCGCGCCCGATGCCTCCACCACCTGATCCGAGAGGACCAGGAATGGTGTCGGGAAACGCGAATCCCTCTGCCACTCTGCGCGCTAGACCAGATAGGATTTCATTCCTATTCCTCCTTGTGAGGGGGTCTACGACGCTGAGCTCATTCAGACTCGCCCTGGCTTTAGCAGCTGTGGCCTCGCCAATACGCAGGAGCGCTTGGGACCTGGCTGCTGTGCCGCGACGTTCTACCAGACGTTCGCAGAAAACGCCGTATCGTTCACTCCGGAACGATTTACTGGTGTTTGGCACTAAGCCCATTACTCTCAAGTTGCTCTCGTAAGCGTCAGCCACTCTCGAGGGCCACAGACCGATGAGGTCATCGCCACATACGGCGAATGACTTCTTCGAGGCACCCGACAGGAATGCACAGAAGGCGTTGACGACGCACAGGACAAACCATCCTGGGCCGAGACCCATCAGTGCACCACAGCGGGAGATGAATTTCTCACCGCTGGTAGGGTCCTCGATCTCGTGAAAGTTGATCGTTCCTTCTAGGGCATCGTCCCACCACTCCGGTTTTCCGGTGTGTTTGGTGACCTGCTTCAGAACGAAACGACTCAGCTCGATCGAGATCGGATCTGTGCTCTTTGAGAGATCAGCAGAATACACAATCAGGGGTTCTACGCCCCAGATTGCCGGCGCGGCAAGTTCAATCTCGTTGTTCCGCAAGATGTCCTTCGTGACTGCGAACCCCTTCAATAAGGGTAGCAGGCACTTGGTCATTGCTCTTGCGGCCCAAGCAACGGGCGCGGAATGAACTGTCGCGACTCGGATTTTTCCGTCTGGCGTGATAATAGGCGCCAGCCTGCCGAACCGATTCTCTTTAGACTCGGTCATGCAGGCGCGGAAATGTTCTGCTGGAGTACGACGGCGGCGAGCAAACATAAGAGCTCTTCTCTCCTCTGAGACGAGCATGGGATTTGTTTCCCATTGGCCATTGGTCATCTCACGGATGTAATCCTCGGTGATGTCTTCACGCTCCCCCCAAGGGAGGTGGACACCCGAGTAATCCGGTCGAGATGGAATCTGAGAAGATTCGATCGTACGGTTGTTTAGCAAGGGAAACCATGCTTGGACAGCCGCCTGATACGCCTGGCTCATCTGAGGTGTTTGTTCGCCGGGTAGCTGCTGGTTCATTTCAATGGACACAGCTTGCCACCTTTCCGTCAGACGCTTTATTGCGCGATTGCGGGCATCATTTTCTCGTTCCTCTCTCGAACGAGATGTATACATCTTGTAGACGTATGCGCTGCCTCCCTTGGCGATCGACTGCTCATAGCAGGCCGATCCGCCGGGGATTGGGATCGTACGCTCATCCATCCGGGTGAGTGATTTTCCCTTGAAATTCATCTCGATGAACTTTTTGAGTTTGTCCAAGATGTCTTTCGGTGGCAATGGTGCCGGTTCGCTCAATCGTTGGCGGGCAGAGCGACACTCTTCTCTCACCTCTTCCTTTGAAGGGGGTGGAAGAATGAGTCCTCGAGTGAGTGTGCTGGCGATCATCAGATGTCGGGGGGTTTTTCCTCGATTCTTTAGTTCTCCCGTGGCTGCTGTAAGCTTTAGACGCACACTGTGTGCGAACGCTTTCAGCGACGGGGTCCCACTGAACACCACGCTCCGGATGAATCGGTACATCCTCATTACGATGTGCCTGTTCCACGGAGCGCGTGTTGACGTCTTGATGTCGCCATACACTAGCTTGAGTGCTTCCGAGATAGCCAGCCAGTTTTTCCTGACTATCCGGAGGTTGTTCTTTTCACAGTCTTTAAGACTACACTTTCGGACGGCTGCCCAGTTTCTGGGTAACCCGTCCACGACATGTACGCTTCCTTGGTCACAACCAAGGAGTGTAGTTGCCTCCTTGAAGAGGGAAAAGACGGATTGTAGAACCGTCGATTTCCTCTCTTCATGAGGGTGACATGTCGCATCTAGGCGGACTGGGTCCGCCGGGGGTGCGATAGTGATAGAACGATTTTTGAAGATGGACTTCTTTCGTCTCACCTTCCTGGGCTGAGCCCGAGGTTGGTCCGGCTTAGCCGGTCCTGCAGATGTGTTGCTCCTTAGTTTCGTCTTGTTTGAATCCTTCTTGTCAGTGTCCTTAGACGCAGCGGCCTTCTCAGGTTCCTCTGTGTTAAGGTGATTGACTACCCAGGTGTACGCGGCAAGTTGAGTTGAGGCCATTGGCCGATTGCCGCCCTGCGCAAGTTCCAGCGTCGCTTTGAATGACGCCTTACGGATGTTTGCGAGGAATGTGCGGTCGGCTGAGACCCTCAGCTCACGCGCCCATGCTCTGAGTAGTCCTTCGCCGAGACCAGGGAACCGTGGGGGAGGTTCCGTGAAGTCTCTGGCTCTGACGGGGGGGCTCTTCTTTCGAGCCGGAGCGGGGTGATGCACCTCTGACTGGCGACGTCGGGCCAATCTCCTGGGTTTCTGCTTACCCAGGGAGGTGTTGATCGAAG